GTACCCATGTTATATCCTTGAGCATTAGTCATTGGATAAGTTTGTGCTTTTGCTGGTACGCCGTATGCAAACATACAACCAAGCAATGCACCTAATAAACAAGCGCCTAAAAAATCTTTCATTTAATTCCCCTTAAATGTTTACTCGTTATTGAGTAAATGTAGTTTGCCCCATAGTCTTTAAAGAGTCTATTAATATTTATTTTTAGTTGTTTAAATACAACTTCCAAGAGGTTTGAGCGTACCTAGCCCTACCTAGGTAGCCTTCATAAGTCTTCCAATGAGGAATCGCTTAACCCGTCAGTCGTTCATGGAATAGGCACTAACTTCGCCACCTATATTGCGCTGTTTCATCCATTACCCCCAGTAGCGCTGTAAATCCTATCCCCTGGTATGTCGTTAGAGCCTCAAGATAGGAAAACGAGTTTACTCCTCGTCTATATCCTTCTGCAAGCCAAAAGCGTTGTGTTTTAGCAACTCAGGCCAAATTAAAAAATAATTATTTGGAAACAAGTCTTGACGAGTTACCAAACCATGACTTTCTTTTTCAATTCTTGCGCCCAAAAGCATATATTTGTCTGCTGGAATTCCACGAATACGCCAATTAGATACTGCTGCATTGTCTACTTTGCACATTCTTGCTACTTTTGCTGTACCACCTAGTACGTCAATGATGGCTGTGTCGGTTAATTTTAATTTTTCCATTCACGCAGTTTAACTTAAATGTTGTTTATTTGCATACAATTTACTTTTTTTACTTTCTTGTGTTAATATTCTTTTATAGCAATTTCGCTATGTATTTAAGGGGAACTTAAATGGGTGAATTAAACCAACTAATGCTGGAAATGGAAGAGCGTTTAGAAATAGCGTTGGACAACATGGAATACGGCACAGAATTAGACCAAGACGACATTGATGTTATTCGTGCTGCTTGTGGAAAACCTAACAATAAACGCAATGTATTGTTGCAAACCGTATTTGACGACTTTGGCAATGTGTTTGGGGGTGCAAAATGAACCATCAATCAGAAAGCATTGCTAATTTAGCTAAAGCATTGTCTATAGTGCAGGGCAAATTAACCCATGCTAAAAAAGACTCTGCTAACCCATTTTTTAAAAGCAAATATGCTGACCTTGAGTCTGTATGGGATGCTTGCAGAGAATTACTTAGTGCCAATGGTTTGTCAGTAATGCAATTTCCTGGCGAATTTATTGATGGATGTATGGCATTAACTACAGTTCTTGCCCATTCTTCTGGCGAATGGATTAAGCAAACAATGGAAGTGCCTGTTACAAAGCCTGACGCACAAGGCGCTGGGTCAGCCATTACCTATATGAGGCGCTATGCCTTGGCAGCAGTAGTAGGAGTAGTACAAGCAGACGATGACGGTAATGCCGCTTCGTCATCTAAACCAGTAGTAAAAGCAAAGGAAATTTAATATGGCCTACGAAATGAAAGAAGGCAGCGCTTCGCTGTTCAAAAATACTCGCAAGCAAAGTGAGTCGCACCCAGACTACACAGGGTCAATTATGTTGCAAGGTAAAGAGCATTACCTTAGCGCATGGATTAAAGAGTCTGCAAAAATAGGAAAATATTTCAGTATTTCTGTAGGCAAAGTTAAAGAGCCTGTAGGGTTTACACCTAGAGGTTCAGACGAGTTGCCTAAAAACACGCTAGAAGATAGCGACCTACCGTTCTAGGAGATGAATATGCTAAGTCATATACGAGATGTTATTGGCGACAAAGCCAGAATTTCTACAGAGCCTTTTGGGGTTGATGAAGAAAGGCAATTAATAGCATTTGAGGTCAATGACTTAGCTGCTGTCATACAAGATGTTATACGCACTTGTGCAGACTGTTGCATAAATACAACAGACAGAGAAGCAATATTAGAATTACTTAATTAAGCAGTTAAAAGGGGAAAACATGAGTCAGCATTGGTATTGCGCCAAAACAGGCGAACCAAGATATACAAAATTGGGAAAGAATGGCAAAGAAAGGTCAGTAACGCTTCGTGACGCTAAAGCTGAGCCTGGTACATTAGTTCCCTCAGTTAGCACAATAAACCAACAGCTTTCCAAAGATGGTCTAAATTCATGGTTGCAGGGCGAGGCCATTAAAGCTGCCGCAGATAACCCAAAAGGTTTACAAGAAACCGAAAAAGAATATGTAGACAGAATTCTATATATTGCAAAACAAAAATCACAAGAAGCTATGACTAGGGGTACTCTTATACATGATTTTTTAGAGAGCTTCTATGCCCAAGAATACTTACCAGATATGCCAGCGTATGTCCGCAAGGTAGACGAGGCCATCACAGCCCATTTTGGGGCGCAGCTATGGATTCCTGAGCAGAGTTTAGTAAACCAAGAAGGTTATGGCGGAAAATGTGATTTATATTGCAAGCCACGCCATGACTTTGCAGGGGTAGTAATTGACTTTAAGACAACGGAAAAATCCCCTGGTGAACTAACACCCTACCTAGAGCATACACTACAGTTGGCGGCCTACAGAGAGGTTTTAGCGCCTACAGCAAGGTGTGCCAATGTATACATTAATGGTGATACAGGAGAAGTAGCCATTTACGAACACAAAGAGCAAGACTTGCGTGATGGCTATGAAATGTTTTTGGCTTTACTTAAAATATACAAGCTCAAAACTGGGTTAAACTAATCAAGAGGTGGTAGGTGTGCTTTTCCCCTTAGCACAACCATACATTCACGGAGTCCTGCCACCTCACCTTACAATGGGCGAAAGTAACTAAGCCAGCAAGCCTGCGCTGGATAGACAGGACTGATAAGACAGGTATGTGTCCTTTACAAGTAGCCCACCCTATTTAGGGCGTTAAGCCGCCAATGTAGGATGCAGTAATTGGGTAATTTTGCGGCTTTCTGACCCATTGTTAGCAATTGCCAAATACAGCCCTGTTGTTTGTTTGCCACATTAGGGTTTGTCATACTGGATTTGCCTTGTTTTTTGCAATAAATTAATTTCATAGCAGGTCTTGACACTATTCAGCTTTATGGCCCGTGGGGATTTCAAACTAAAAAGACCTGACCTGCTACTTTTATTTAAGGGGAAATATGGGTATTAGCGCAATATATGAGGGTGAAGCCCCTTGCGATAAATGCGACCAAGCTCAGTCTTGTCAAGATAATGAATGGGCTTGTAGGGCATTTTCCTACTATGTCCTTCATGGTATTTTTGAGGAATATACAGCTAGACAACCAACTAGGGGTATGTTTAACAAGATATTTAAAGAAGATGATAAAGCCCTTAAAACTTATATGAAGTCAATTAGGGCTAAAGAACAGATGGGTATTGTAGATTTGTTTGAAAAGAAGGAAATAGATGAACAATGAACCAGTAGCGTTTGTAACAGGGCTAAATAAATTTGACCCTGTAATGGCTGATACAGTTTTAAAGGTGGGTACACCACTCTACACCCATCCAGAAAAGACATTAACAGATGACCCATTGGTTAATTTCAAACCTATATGGCAAGAAAAGCCTGAATTGACACTAACAGATGAGGAAATAGAAGGCATAGCAAGGGCTAATGTTGATGGTCATTCATCAATGGAGCAGTTGAAATGGTTTGCTAGAGCAATACTAAGAAAAGCGCAAGAGAAATGAAATTAGTAATTGAAGTTGTTAAAGAAAATGAAGATGGTAGCGCAGACGCTATGGTAAATTTTGACAAAGAAGCACTTGAAATGCTTGTAGAAGAAGGAGTTATTTCTATATTGCGTCAATATATTGCACAGCAAAAAACCACAAAAAAGGGAAAAAAATGACAATGTTTTTATCACTTATGGCAGTTACAGGCATGATAGTATGGGTAGGTATTTTGGGGATTATTTTGTTGATTTGGATGGAGAACAGATAATGAATGACTACATTTATACACCTTCTGGCACAGACATTACGGTGCGTTGGAAATTACATGGCTATGTGCCACCTTCAGAATTGCCAGAATACCAAGCTAAATGGAAGTATTTTCAAGAATTGCCATTACGCAAATTAGACGACCAGGCTAAAAAAGAATACGAAATGGTTTTAAAGAAAGCTAAAGTCGTTAGAATTCGTTAGCCATTCTTAGCCATGTTAAGGGCTTCGGTTTCTTCATGGTCTACCCTTGAAAGCCAACCCTTGCCGAATATAGGAAAAGTTTTTAATGAACGGTAGTATTCCCTGCGAACTTCTGAGAATTTATTGATAAGAGTTGCACTATTACTGGCGGAAATAAGCTCTCTTGTTCTTGGGCCAATAACTCCGTCAGGTACGCAGCCAATAGCGGACTGAAGCAATTTAATGCTTCTGCCTGGCCCTGCATTAACTCCCATGGAAAACACAATAAAGTCGAGTCCCCTAGGTAATATTTCTCCATAACAAGGCCTCCAATATTTTTGCTCATACAAAGGGGCTACAAGGTCTTTGGTAAGGTTTTTAAGACTATCTACAGGGTGACCTACATATTCTTCCCAAACACGCTTAGTAACCCCTAAATTTGTTTCTCCGCCTGGGTCGTCTTTGTTATTTACCCAACCACCTTCAGACTTTAAAACTAAGTCTAAACATTCTTTAAAACTCATTTAATCCCCATTTGCTCATTAATCCATTCTTGCAAGCTGACTAATTGCTGCGTGGTTTGAGCGCATTGTCCAATAAGGGTTGTGTAGGCGGTGCTCACATCAGCGATGCTGGGGGTAGCGGAAAAGCTGGGCAAGCCGCTGGAATTGGGTTGGCGCAACCCGTTAGCATAATACTGGCGCAACAAAGCCAGTTTCGCATCATATTCATTTTGTATGCCTTTCGTGGTTATTTCTTGTTGTTTCTTGATTGATTCAACATGGGCTTCTTGCGCTTTGGCGGCAATTTCAACTGACTTCTTATACTCAATATATCGTGAATAACCAACCCACCACCCGCTACCAAAAACACTAGCGCAGATAACAGCAATAATTGTAATTTTGACATAGTCAATCATTTTTCATCCAATGGTTGCGTAGTTAAAAAGCGCAATATAGCAACGACAATACCAATAACAATATAGCCAAAACCATAGTATCGAGGGTCAATAAGATTTTGAACATAGGAAAAATTATCAAATAATGCGCCAAAAATAACCAACGCAAGTGAAAACCACATTGTTCTCGATTTAATCATTTGCCTGTAAAGTAATGAGCTACAAAGCCTATAAAAGTAGAAAAAGCTGACACGATTGCCATGCCAGCCCAAAAGCCACCACGACCCTTATTGGCTAATTCAAGTAATGCTTTAACATCTTTGCGTAATTCAGCTACTTCATGTTCCATAGCTTCTACTTTTTGCCAAGTTACGCCAAATTTAATAGGGTCGATGTCCACGAAAATACTCACTTTTTAGTTGTGTTGCGAGTAGTCGCTTTTTTAACAATTTTTTTGGCTGTTTTTTTGGCGACAGTTTTTTTGGCTAAAGGGAAATGCCATTCTTGTAAATCCACTTTAATGGCTGGTTTAGGCATATAGCCAAGTCTGTCCATAATCCATGTAATAGTGAAGTTCATACTGCCTCCACTTTATTTAAAGATTCACGGAGCATTCTTAAAAAGGCTTGTTTGCCAACATTAAGCTGGTCTAAATTGAACTGTGAACTACCAATTTTACGGTCTAAATCAATTAAATGATTGACCATAGCTTGTTGTTCAGGCTTCATGTCCTCAAATGCGTACTCTACATCGTCAATCGTGACTTGGTTCTTTTTAATGTTTTCCATGTCATTTCCTTTCGTGGTTATTTTACTGCTTCAACAAATGGCGTTAAATCATGCTCGCCATAAAACTCTGCACCTTTAGCAATTTGAATTTCAAGGTGTTCTTTATTCCGCTTAACTGTATCTGCCCAATCTTTATCAGCCATATCTTCAGGCTTACCAGCGTTAAGTAGGTTTACGCTATCCATAGCGGCATCGTAACTGCGTTGGACTTCTTGTTCAGGTGTTAGTTCTAACATTGTTATTCCTTAAGGATGGGTTGCTTTGTAAGCATCAAATTCTGCTTTGAGTTCTTGAATTGCGGCTGTTAAAGTTGCCACTAAGAATGATGTATCAATACCTTGATAAACTGGCTTGCCTTCAGCATCTATGGCATCTTTTTCGCCAGTTACACAATCAGGAACAACGGATTGAAGTTCGTGGGCAATAAAACCTTGACCTTCTGCACCATTAATTTTCCATTTATAGGTTACTGGTTTAAGTTGTAATATTTTATTTAAAGCACCTGACATTGGTGCAATATTTTCTTTTAAACGATAATCAGATGAAGTGTTGTAAGCAGTGGAAGTTACCACACAGCTAATAGAACCCATTGAATTACCAAGATAATTAATAAAATTTAATAATGTTCCAGTTGAATTATTTGTTTGTTTTATTCCAATACCAATATTTGAAACAGAAGTAAAGTTAATATTAAATTTTCCGCTATCGTTTTGTGTTGTAGTGTTTAAATACAAGTTACCACTACCATCAAACACACCTCTAGGATTACCATCACCATCAGATAACACAATGTAGTTACTTGCTGTACGGATGTCTAGACCGCCAGAGTTACCTTGATAGCTACCAATAATGGTGTTTTTACCGCCAGTAGTAATAGCTTGACCTGAGCTATCCCCAATAAACATATTGAGTGTGCCAGTAGTTACAGCAGAACCAGCATTTCTACCAATAAAAGTGTTTTGTTGTCCTGTTGTATTTAAATTTCCAGCACCATATCCAATGGCAGTATTGTAACCACCAGTTGTGTTTGTATAAAGTGCCGCACCACCAATAGCTGTATTTTGTGTTCCTGAAGTATTGGCAGTTAAAGCTAATATACCAACACCCACATTGTTTGTGCCACTATTTGCCGCATAAAGAGCTTGATAACCAATACCAATAGAGTTAGTTGCTGTAGAGCCATAACCAGCTTGGTAACCACCAAAGAAACAATTAGCACCAGTAGTATTATTATACCCAGCTTGAAAACCTACTGCTGTGTTATTAGATGCGGTGGTGTTTGCATTAAGGGATTGCGTACCAATAGCAGTATTACTAGAACCAGTAGTGTTTGATAATAAAGAACTTTCTCCACCAGCAAAATTATTTGACCCAGTTGATAAAACATGAAGGGCATAGTTTCCAATACCTGTGTTTGATGCTCCTGTAACAGTTCCAATATTCATTACTTCACGACCAATAGCTGTATTGGCTTGCCCTGTAGTAATTCCTTTACCTGCTTGATACCCAAAAGCGGAACTGTATATAGGGTTTGTGCCATTCAATAAAGCCTGATAACCAACAGCAGTTGTGTAAATATCAGCACCACCACCCTTACCAACAGTAAGACCTGATATAGAAGCATCATTAGCTAAAGTTAAAGCTGTTCCGCTAAAAGTCATGTTGGCAGAGCCAGTTAATGAACCACTAGAGTTGTATTGGACTTGAGTATTAGAGCCACCAGCTACGCCAGCACCGCCTTTACCAGCGATTACTTGCACAACTCCGCTAGAATCTTTATAGAAAAGTTTGCCGTCAGCAGTATTAATGGCTAATTCGCCAGCAACTAAGTTACCAGCCGTAGGGACATTGGTAGCTGTAGAAGAATAATAAATAGAAATTGGAGTGTAGCCCGTCTGTGCCATATTAGTATGTCCCGCCAAAGATGCCTGTTAAGGCTGTTAGTGTACCAACATTATTAATGTCGTTTGTTGCCATATTTAAAGACCCTGACATAGGAGTTTGACCATCTGAGGCTACTGATTGAGTTAGTCCGTCAGCAATGTTTTGCATTGTTGTATTAGCCCAACTACTTGTAATAGTTGTGCCTGTAACTACTGGATTACCAGCAGGTAGGGTATATGTACCGCTTCCGTTTCTACTCATTTGACTTTCCTTTAATTAAGGCATTTGTTGCTGGAATTCCACCTTGCAACATTAGAATTTTAGCTAAATTCGCTTGTTCTGGCGTGGCTTTACCCTGTATTAATCTGTTTTGCACAGGGCTAGATAATGCCGCAGCCCTTGCACCTGGTCTTACTGCCAAAGAAGCCATAGCAGCAGGGTTAGTAATAGCTGAAGCAATACCAGCAGCGCCAATGTCTAATGGGCTGATTTGTGGTCTGCTACCCATCAATTCGGTTGTTTGTGCAGCTTTAGGGAATTGCGCAGCAAACTCAGCAACCGTTTTTAATTCTTCACTTAAAGGTTTACCTTTTTTCAATTCTCTTGCCAAAGCCCTAGCGTCTACAGTACCAGAAACAGGATTTAAAGCCTTTTCAATAGTGTAGGTTTTAGCCATTAATTGTCTAGCGTCACGCAATGCTGGCAATATATCTTCTCTGCCTAAACTTTTTGCATATTCTTCTAAAGTTGTTTCTATTTCTGTGGCTGCTGCTTTAGCTTGTTTTGCTTTTGTAAGTTGTTCAGGGTCAGCAGACCTTTTATAAGCCTCAAAATAGCTGTCGGCATTGTTTCTTAATAATCTAAGGTCATAGACCATTTTTTTAGGGTCAATCTCAGCAACAGCAGGCTTATTCATTACTGAACTTGCTAATTCAGCAGGCTTAACAGGTAATTCTGCCAATGCTTTATAAGCACCGCCAGCTTCTTCTCTAATGCCTTTTAAAATATCTGGTGTAATTGTTTCTGCTTCAGGAATGCCTAAAGATTTAGCCACCAATTTATGTGTTATTTCTTGGTTTTTTGCGCTGGCATTTTGTGCTGTGCTAACTTTACCGGCAGTACCTTCTAACACACGATTTATAAGTGATTCTCTAGCTTGTGTAGGCGGAATAACATAGCCAGCTTCTCTAGCTTTTTGAACTGCACCTGCCATTTGAGGTGTTTGTTCTGGGCCACGCAATACACCAGCTAATTTTTGCAATGGAGTTAAAGCAGCGCCTAATGTGCCACCAATACCAGCTTGCTTTGCTTGTTCTGCATACAATGCACCGCCAGTTTTACCTGTTTCTTCAGGAGTCATAGCACCTAATGCTGTACCCATACCAACGTTTTGCATAAGTGGTGAGGCTTTAGCAAAAGAAGGAATTGCGCCAATAGCATTAGCACTACCCATAGCAGGGGCTATAGCGCCAGCTACACGCCCAGCACCATAAGATATTGGGTTGGCTTTTTGATACTGTTCTGCTTGCTGTCCAAGTCTTTGTGCTAATTCGCTAGTGCCTAAATTACCACCTGTAGCTAATTGTGCAGCACCTACAGGAATGTCAATCATTGATTTGGTAGCGCCAGCCAATGCTGACTCTAATGGTCGTGGTTCAGCTTGCACATTAGTTCTATCTGTAATGCGTGGTCTACCCATAGCAGCGCCACCGCCTGTAGAAGTCCATACAGGGTTTTCTTGAACTAATGGTTTACCTTCAGGCGAAGTAACTTCTACAGAACCTTTTGTTTCTGTGCCTTTTGCTTCTTGATACGCTTGTGCAACAATGTTAAATTTTTCAGTACCTTTTAAAGTCTGATTATCAACAATCCATTGTGCATATTGGTCAGCAGTAGCCATTATTTACCTTGCAAAATTTGGTCAGCTAAAGAACGTACATTTGATGTTTGTGTAGCTTGTTTAAATTCTACTGGCTTGCCAGCAGCAGCCTCAACACTTAAACCATTTGATTGTGCAATACCAGCATATTCATTGCGCTTATTGTTGTATTGCTGTCCTGCTACATTATAAAGTTTATCGCTTAATTCAACGAAATCTTTACGTTGTGCTGGAGTTAATTTTTGACCTGTAATTACCAAGTTAGCGTAGTTGCGTACTCTATCTTCCAATCCGGTAGCAGCCATAGCCATTCCCAATTCAGACTCACGAACTACTGAACCTGGGTCAAGAATCTTCATTACTTTTGTTGCAGCAGCTAAATCACCAGCAGGTGATTTCATTGTTGCAGCTTGGTCAATTTGATTTTTAGCCGCTTTAATTTCTTCAAAACCTTTATAAATAGGTTCAGATTTGAAATCTTGGCGCAATTTTAAAGCGTTATCAAAGCCATGCTGACCAGTATTAACTGATAAATTAACACCTTTATTTTGCTGAGATTGTTGCAAAAATGCCGCATATCTAGGGTCTTTTTCAGCACCTTGAAACTCTTGCATTGATGTAGGAGGCTCAGAAATAGCCACTTTAGACAGTTGTGGCAACAAAGCCTTAACTTGTGGGAATTGCTGATATTGCGTTGCTTTAGCCAATGCTGCTTGTGGGTTTTGTTTATATGTTTCCATTACATCTTGTGCAGCAGCATCACCTTTAACACGCAACATTTCAGCCATTTGTGTTTGTTTAGTGTCTGCTCTATCACCTACTGCTTGACCAGCTAATATGTTAGCAATAGGGTTTAATTGCTGAGTCCAACTAGGCGCTACATAATGACCACTAATCATTTGACCCTGTGGTTGTTGCATACCTTGCGACATTAGCAAATCAGCTAATTTTCTTTGGCGGCTAACATCCTGTAATTCAGGATTAAAGTCTAATGCTTGTTCTTCAGGAGTAAGTGCCATAATAATTCCTATGCCAATAATTTAGCTAAATTTGCTGTTTGATTTTGTGTATTTAACGCTTGACCACTTGTACCAGAAACATCTAAACCTGAAGTATTGCCTTTTAAAGCAGCAGCCAATGGATTGCTAAATGTAAATGGGTTTTTATTCATTTGGTATAAGCCGCCAAATTGTTCAGGAGTAGCTTGTGCAAAATTTTGCGCTGCTTGTGTGGCCCATTGTTGTGCTGTAGGGGCTGATTTTCCTGTAATACTTGTGCCATTACCGCCTAATAATTTAGCTATATTTTGTAAACGTTTTGCATTAGTAGCAATATCAGCGGCAGAAAGACCTGTATCTGCTGCAAAGCCACCAATTCCAGTAGAACTAGCTGGTATTGGATTGCCTAATAAATCTGTAGCAATTCCACCAGCATCAGTCGCCATATAAGTAGCGCCCATTGTTGTCCCTAGTGTTCCATCACCAACAACAACTCCAGAAGGCAAAGCCCCTGTTAAACCGCCTCCACCTAATGTAGTAGCACCAGCACCAGATATAGCACCAGAACCTTCTAATGGGGCTGCTATAGAGCCAAAAGTGCCTCCCGTTGAAGGGGCTACAGAAGTCGCTACATCAGGAGCAGCTAAAATTGCATCAGCTCCTGGAGTAGATGTAATTGCATTTGCTGTTGCACCGCCAGCAGCTCCAGCAGCTACAGCAGCATCAGCAGCTAAACCAGTAGAAACAGCTTCTGCACCTGAAGCACCAGCAGCCAATGAATCAAAAAATGCTTGTTGTCCAGCGGCAGTAGTAATTTGTGTGCCAGCTTCAGCGCCAATAGCTGCGGCAATTTCAGGCGCAAAAGCAATCGCAGTACCACCAGCGGCTAAACCACCAACTGTGTACCAGCCACCAGGAATTTGATTAACAGCATTGTCTACAGAAGCTAATCCACCTAATAAACCACCGCCACCACCGTCAGTACCAAGCGCTGAAGAAATAGGGTCAGTAATTGCAGAAACAATACCACCTCCTCCACCACCAAAAGGGGTGCGTTTTAATTCCCAAGTCCAACCAGAGTGTTTGCTTTTAAACATCATCAGAAATTACCACTCATCCAATCGGCAGTTGAAATATTACCAATATTTGAAGCTGTTGGTAAACTAAATGCAGGGTTACTAAAACTACTATTTAAAATGGCATTTGTGCTTGTTGTTGGAAGCTGAAAACCAGCACCTGTAAATGAACCAGCAGTACTAGGATTGGTAAAGAAATTGTTAGTGTCTGTATTGTATGGAGTAGTGCCAAATAAAGAATTGTAGGCAGAGCTTCCTAAACCTAATAAACCTGTACCAGCAGTAGTTGCATTACCCAAACTACCAATGCCTCCACCACCTAACAATGCAGCACTTCCTAAGCCAAACAAACCATTTTGCAAATTTGCAGATTTTGCATTTGCAGCATTTTGGGCGGCAATTTGTGCAGCGTTAGAAGTTGTATAAGCGCCAAGGTAATCAGGGCCTGCAACAGCAGCTTGAGTGTACGGGTTAATATAATTAGGCGTACCTAAAGATTTAATATTAGCAGCTTGAGTATTTTGTAATTGTTGTGCTTGCAAACCAGTATTCATACCTTGAATTTGAGCAGAAGTTAGCAAATCGTTTTGACCTTGTTGGAATGTACGCATAGCATTGTCATAGGCTTGTGTGCCAGGGACAATACCTTGATTAGCTAACTGTGCATCTTGCACTTCTTTTTGTTGCGCTAATTGTGGCTGTAAGCGTTGCATAATAGCATCGCTATATGTTTGCCCAGGATTAATACCATAAGCAGGGTTTTGTAAACTTTGTTGCAAACCTTGTAATGAAGTATTTGTTAAATTCTGTAATGGTTGGCTTAGTTGTTGATTAGCAGTCCATGTAGGGTTGCCGTATTGGTCTACGCCTTGGGTGTAGTTCAATGAACCATAAGGGGTATTTTGGTTAATACGGTTAGCTTGTGTAGCTGCTTGTGCGCCATACAAATTACCCATAGTAGTTGCTTGTGCGGCCTGAATATAAGGGTTTCCACTACCTTGATAAGGGCTTGTAGTTTGACCTGTACCCAATGTAGCAGTATTTGCATTACCTACAGTTGGGGTAGACCCCATAATTGGCATTGGTGTTGGGGCTGCGGAAGTATCATAAGTTGATGCCTGCATAGGCGCTGCGGTGCTAGTTGTGCCTAATGCAGAAGATAATCCAACTGGCGGCACAGCATTTGCAGCTACTGTATTAGCAACAGTAGGAGTTGCAGAGGCTTGATTTGCATAATATGAAGGGGCAACATAAGTGCTACCAGGTTGGCTAATTACATTGCCATTTGCATCTTGTACTTGACCGCCCATAGGTATTGGTTGTGCTGAATAGCTCAATGTTCCTAATGTTCCTGACCCTGCTCCCATAACCTTCTCCTATGCCCACTTACAATATTCTGGGCGCATTTCTAAAATGACCAAATCCCCATCGTCATGTGCGTCAGGAATAAAGGCAACATCTCTGAAACCAAGGTGTCGGTCTAGTCTTAGGGCTTTTTTATTAGACCCTGCAACTGTGCCAATTATAACCTTTAATTTCAAGGTGTTAAATGGGTAATCAAAAACCTTTTTAAGAAAGTCTTTGGTTGCCCAATGTTGCCCTTCTGACCCCACATGAATGCAGCAGGATTTACCAAAAAAACCACAATATACAACTACTGCACGAATTTCATTGTTTATAACTTGACCTAAATAATGTGCGTCTAGCGGAGTAGGCATTTTATGTTTAATAGCCCAATCTTTAAGACTTTGCTCATTAAGCAATATCAAACTACACCACCCGCTTCCATAACATAATCAGTTGATGCCCAATGCAACTCAATGTTTCTACTAGCGGCATTAAGGTTTACAGAGCCTGTATAGCCTATTCCTGTTACGCCTTGCCAAATTTTAGTAGTAATAAGACCGCCTGACCATACATTTGAATCCCATTTAGCGGTGTCCCAAATGCCTTCTGTTTGAGTATTTGGGTTAAATGACACAGCTCCTAGTTGAGATTGAGTGTCAAAATCTACGCTAATACCGCATAAAACGCTTGGTACGCCACCTGTAGACTGAAGAATAGGTCTTACCATAGTAAAACGCTTTAATTGACCTGGGGTGTCAAAATAACTATAGGCTTGTTGTGCAGTTGCGGTAATATTGCCTTCATCGTCTGACAAAGCGCTATAAAAAGTAGCTACATAACCATTTCCGCCAAAATGCATATCATTATCGCCAGAAACTTCCCAACAATACGCTTGAAGTCCTGTAAATCTAGCCCAAGACTTTGTAATGGTATGCATAACATATTGCTCAATTCCGTTAGGAATAGGAATATTTAAAATAAGCATATTTTCGGAAGCAAAATAATTAATTTGCCAACCAAATTGTGCAAAATAATTGGTTGCCGCAATACTAATTGGAAAATAAATTTTGTCTGTAAGGTTTACACGAGGGTCTAAACGGCTAGACTGCAATGCAGACGCAAGAGGCACTAAACCATCTTGAGTGAGCAATAAAAGGTCGCCAGCCCATTTAAAAAAACAACGCCTTGCAAAGGTTTGACCTAATTGCCATACGCCTTTAAGGGCCCAAGTTGCTGCGGTAGTAGGGTCTGTACCGTTATATACAATAACCTCGCCCATACTGGTTACAAATACAGCATAGTCGTCAGCGCCTTGACCAGCGTCAAGTGTCCAAGTACCCATAGCTTGTAAATAACCGCCATTACGAGCAATACCGCCAAAATAAAGAGGGTTAGCAACACCGCCAATAGAATTAACATCTAAATACCAGCAAGAAAGGGTGTCTTTTTGCGTGAAATATAGGCGGTTTTTAAATAAATTGACATTAATGAATGTGCTTGAGTCTACGCCAGTAATACCAATAACACTATAAGAGCCAACAACGGTAGCATTTGCTGCTGGTGTTGTAGCCATCGTGTAAGTAAAGGTACTTGCGCCTGTTTTTGTAATGACATAAGTGCCGTTATAGTCAGAAGCTGTTGCGCCAGAAATAGTGACACGGTTACCAGTAATAAGTCCGTGTGGTGAAGCAGTCGTCAAAGTAGCAACATTACCTACATGGGTAATTGTGCTAATAGTTTGTGCAGTAGTTGTTGTAGCTACATAAAACCATGCAGAACCGTCATAAATCATTACAGGGTCTACACCATTACAAGCTACTAAAAAGTGTCCTGCGGTATTTGTAAGGTTTACTGCTTGTAATTTATCGCTAGTAATACCAGTAAATACTTTAATTGCTGGGTTTGGTTTTGTGTCCCAAATATCTGTACCAGCAGCACCAAAAAGACTATAACTGCTAGTTTTGGTGTAATTCATTAATGTATTTACAGGGGTTGTTGCTTGGTTTAAATAAACCCCTACAACTGTGGCATTAGTGCCAGGTGTAGTTGCCATTGTGTAAGTAAAAGTCGTTGTGCTTGTAACGGTGATTTTATATACACCGCTATATGCCGCAGGGGTTGTGCCTGTAATAGACACATAAGCACCTGTGGTTAAACCGTGTGCTGTAGCCGTTGTTAAAGTGGCTACTGCGTCTACATAAGTAATACTACTAATAGTCTTTACGCCAGTAGAGGTAGTCAAAATAGACGCTACGCTGTACCCTTTACGCATTGTGACATCGGTAGGGGTAGGAAACCAATTTACCAACTGAACAGCGTCAGTAGGACTCATATTTGCAAGAGAGTCCCTAGCATTCCAACCCCCAATAGGTGATGGCACAGAAGCCGTTTTAGCTGTGTTTTGTTTGGCTTTTTGTAACAGCATGTTATAATATTCCCATAGTTAAATGACGGGGATTATTATGGAACAATGGAAAGATGTAATTGGTTTTAAAGGTTTGTATGAAGTTTCTAATTATGGAAATGTTCGTGCCTTTAAAAACAAAAGACTTAAAAAGATAAGTGTTGATAAAAAACTTAATAGACCTTTTGTAAACCTTTGGAAAGAAAACAAGCCACATATAAGAAAGCCACATAAACTTGTTCTTGAAGCATTTGTAAGTATTTGTCCACAAGGAATGGAAGGTTGTCACAATGACGGAAATTCTTTTAATAATCATATAGATAATCTTAGATGGGACACTCATAAAAACAACATACTTGATAAATTTGGACACAACACTAGCAATAGTGGAGAACGCTGTAATTGGTCTAAATTGAAACAATTTCAAGTTGATGCCATTCGCAATGACGATAGACTTCAGCGCATTATTGCGGAAGAATACGGAGTCAAACAAAGTCTTATAAGTCGAATTAAAAATGGCGTTAGATGGAAACATCATTAAGACCCATAGCCAGTGTCAGGTATGTTAGCGTAACCAATAAGCACTCTACTTGGTTGTGGTGCAAATGACAAGTTAGGTGCGCCTTTATCATTAGCTTTAGCAATAGTTAAATAACGCTGGTAATCTTGGGCAACAACGGTAGTGTCAAAGCCTTTAATTCCCCAATACTTCATTTTAGTAAGCAAAACCATAATACGGTCATCTAAAACAGTCGTATCAGAGTCAGCAGTAAAACTATTCTTAATTGTGCCAGCAGCGCTTCTTGCCCAACCTTTTGACCTGTATTCCCATCCCAAATATTCTTGGGTATTCATAATAGGCCAAATACAGAATTGGTTATCTAATATTCTCCAACGTACTCGTGGGCCTGTAGAAATATAACCAGACTTTAACCATTGCCATTGCTGGGCATCTTCAGCGCCCAACATTTCCCAATGCTTTGACTTATCCCACATAGTGCGGTTAGTAATGGTTTCAAAGTCATCAGGAAGGTCATAAGCAGTTTGGGCGCATACTACTGACCCAATACCACTAGCACTAGCCATTTGACTCATTACTACTACTTTTGTAGTGTTATTTGCGCTTACAACATAAGTATCTTGAGGGATGTTATAGCCTGATAACTGCCATTGGCTTGTAACACCGCTTAAATCTGTGCCTGCCTCAAAAGTTAATGCAGTAGAGCCATTAACAGTTGTGGCGTTGGCGGTAAAAGATTGTGTGTAGAAACGATACTGCACCTGGAGCGCTTGCCAATCATATTCTTTTAGCAAGTCATAACCAGAACCATTCATCAGGGCTAAAATCTGTTGCACATCCTGTGAAGTGTTACCAATTACATAAGACGGTACAGCCAAGTTTAATTCGGCTGCGGTCTGTTGCACCATTTGAAGCATCGTTTGTGACATATTAAGCCTCTACTACTTTCGGTTTACGGGTTTTTGGAGTCTTTTCCGCAACCGCAACAAGTAGTGCATCCATTTGCTCTTGCATTTTGGATAGCTTCGCTTCGGTTTCTGCTGTTATTTTAGCATTTTCTTCTTTAAGTGCTTGCAATTCTGCTTCTCTATGTGCTTCTTCGGCAGAATTATTGGCTAAATTTAAAAAAGCCTTGGCTTTTAAGCGAAAATTATGCGGGGACATACCAGCTACCATGCCAATACGCTGTAATTGTTGGTCAGAACAGTCGGCAATAGCTTCTACCGTGTAAAATTTAAGGCCACGCAATTCTTCAGCTTGGCTACGGGTAACTTGAGGCCATTGGTCTAAAGGTGTACCAACAATATCTTCATGCCCTGCTACTTGGTTTTGGTAATGCGCCCATTGACGGGGAAAACGCTGTTTATGTGACTCTTGTGCGTAAGTATCAATTTCTGTCAAATTATCGCCAGGAATCATAATTCTTACAAAATCAAATTCTTTAAAAATCGGTCTGCCAGCTTCGTCTGAAGCCATGTCTTGCTTTACTGACCGTTTATAGAATTGGACTGCTAGTCTTGAGTCTGCGCCTTGAATATCGCTTTCTATTGCCATTTTTAATGCTCCTAAGTGGTTAGGGGGTTATAAAAAAATAAAAGGGACTCCCCTTTTGAGAGAGTCCCAGTTTTACTACATATTCAATTTAAAAGGGATAACCTATTAAACAGAAGCTGCACCAAACCAACCATAATCACCAGAAGCCATTGCTACGGCTGGTGAAGCGTAAGAACCAGCAGAGCCAGTTGCTACAAAGGTTGATGCGTTAATAGAGCAAGTTGCAGTAGAAGCTGTAATAGCTGCGCCTGCTACTGCCCAAACATAACGCTTACCGTCGGAAGCAAATACTTCTGCACCGAGTGGGCCAAATGTTACCAAACCAGACTGAAGCGCTTGTTCTGCAACAGTTTGTGTATCGTTTAAATCAATCCCTGATAGTGGGGTAATGGTATATGCCATGATATTTTCCTTAATTAATTAAATAGACAATATAAATAGGGGTTTCCCCCTATCTATTAAGTTGTCAGCAAGCCTTGTAGGAAGCTGTTAGATGTTGTCAAGTTACCAGCCCAACCGTATAACTTCACGATTGCATCTTGGTTGATTGACTGACGCTCGCCACCGATAGGTACAAAGTTACGCTCTTTATGAGGGCGCAAGAAGATGTAGTTGGTGTTAAGCATATACATATAAGTAGCTGTTTCTTGTGAACCATAACCACCACCCAATACTACGTCAGCAGATGTACCGCCACCGTAGAACTTGAGGGAAGCAAAACCAGCAGCGCCAGATTCTTCAGCAGCGATACGCTGAATAGACTGCAATGCGCCTACATAGTATTGATACATAGTGTTACCAGCAACAATCAAGTCAGCTTTGTCTGTGCCACGAATCTGCTTAATAGCAGCAGTAGTCATAGAAGCCAAAATGTTTGAAGAAGTAGCACCTGTAGTAATTTGGTTCTGCCAGAAAGTCCATACTGCACGGTTAATACCACCGTAAGTACCAGTAGTAGGAGAAACTGCAACAGCAGCGCCCAAACCATCTAAGTTCTTACCACCGTTACCAGTACCGTTGCCATACAAGTCACCAGAAATACGGTTTAACAAGCGGGCTTCAGAAACTTGCATACGACCATCTAACAAGTCAATGATTGCTTCTTTGCTTGAGTTTTGCAACATCTCAAGACCAGACATTGTTACTGCGTCTGCGTATTGAGCAATTTTGAACTGAGCAGCAGAAATAGGGCTATCTGGAGCAATGTTCAATACTTCGTAACCGCTATAAGAGTTAGCGTTGTTAGTAGTGCTATCGTCATACATGATTTCTTCCAAAATCACATTACCGCCTGAGAATGGGCGTACATTGCCCTTCTGGTTCAAGCGCTGAAGAATAGCGTTGTTTTGTGTTAAGTTGTCTGCCAATTCACCGCTACGACTTTGAATCGTGGTAGCGATAATATCGGTGATTGCTGAGTTAGCGAATGCCATGATATATCCTTAAAAAATGTGCCAAAATTGGCTAGTTAAACCCTACGGCTCATTGCCTCACCTAATTGGTCGGCAATTAAAGACCGTCTATCCTTTTTATCTTCTGGATTACTCACTTTCCCACTAGGAGTAGTGGAACGAGGACTAACCGCAGCAGCCTTAGCCTTCGCTACTTGCTGTGCTTTGATTGCTGATTGTTT